GTCACAGCGCCCTCAGGAGACGCTATAGGGAAGGAGAATACCTTGGTACTGGCTGACATCACATCGTCCTCCACAGGGACTCCTGCGGCCTCTAGAACGGAGCAGAGGGGGTCACGAGCGTCTGCACGTACTCGTCTAATGTACTGATTAGCATAACGAGGGTGAATACCGCTAGCAGAGTCAACAAGCTGGCTAACAGTACCGCTCGGCTTAACAGCAGTAATGGCTGCGGAACTATTGATGCCAAGGCGTTGAGACCACTCTTTGTTAACCGCAATAGCTTCCTCACGCATCGCCGTAAGCCACTTCTTAAGTTTAGCACTATCTTCCCTCCCGCATAGCACAGGGTGATCCATAATACCCGTCAAGGATACACCTAGTAACGCTTCTTCTTCCGTGTTAGTCTGCCAGATTTTACGCAGATACCTGAAGTCTGTCAGCGTAGCCTGTAGAGTTCCAAGGATAGTCGCAACACGTACTTTTCGTTTGAGGTCTGCGAGACTATCGGTTGACCTGACAACAACTTCCGATAGATTGCAGAACTGGTACGGTCGGAGGATGATTTCGCTACACGGATTAGTTCCAAAATCATAGGTAGCATCTCGTCTGTCGTTCTTTGCAGCTTGCTTTTGACTAGCAACTCTGCTGAACACTCCGCGTTCTCCTGAGTAGGACTCATATAAACTTTTCCACTCGTCTAAAAAGGCTGGGAAGTCAGGCTTCTCAGTGTAACAGGCTGAGTTATTCGCTAGTCCACGCTGGGGATTATCTACCCACCACTGACCAGACTTACAGCGCCGTATGCGGTCATCCGTTAGGTTACTGAGGCTAATTAACGCTGACCTACGCACACCGCCTACGACCACTATTTGTGCGATCTTACAGCAAAGATCGTGACATTCAATGGACGTAAGTCTTCTTCCAGCAGCTTCCCGAAAGAGTTCCACTGTGAATCTGAATAAGTCAAGCAGAGGTTCTGGACCGCTTGCACGACCTCCGAAAGTTTTGAGCGGGGAACCTGCAGGTCGTACTCTGCTTGTGTCCCATCGGGGAACTTGACCTGAGTACAGCAGTGATACCAACTCCCTAAACGATTTCGCCCATCCGACTTTTGAATCCGCAACATTAATAACTGTGTCTGTTTCATGGAACTCCTCTGCAACTTCAGGTAGTTTAGAGATGTACTGCCGTTCAACACTGAATCCTACGCCTGTGCCGCACATCAGGACGTACATCATCTCGTCAAAGGCTTTGGGGTGATCTATAGGTAGGTAGCTACAGTTGAATCCAGCTACGTTGTCACGGTCGAGTGCTTCACCTGCTGTCATCAGTGCTCGCATCGAAGGCATTACGTCTAGGTCATGTATTGATTTGAATATCTCTGACACTTCAAAGTCATTCAGTCCTGCACGATCTACCCAGTAGTTAACGTAACGGTTGACTGTTTCTTCCCATGTTTCCCTACGCTGCTCTTCAGGCAAGTACCTAGCGTAGCGACTCTTGTGTATGTATTGTTGGTATGCGTCCATCTATTCTGTTACTCCTAAAGTTTCGTTAAGTATTGCTTGCGCTGCCATCTGTAGTAACATATGTACGCCTTCTGGGTACTGCTGGTTAGACGCAACCTCAAACACTTCTTTGTCTTGGTACATGATTACTGCACACCTTACGTCTCTACCTTCTTCCTCCTGTTGCATCGCTTTGACTGCGAAGAGGGATAAAAACTCAGATGTCAGTATGTCTTGTTCCTCTTTACCTTTCCCGAAATTACCCTCTACTACCTTCATTGACCACCGCCTCTATTAACCAGTTTAGGTACACTCTTGCCTTGCGTAAGTCCTCTACCCCATTTTTGTACTTGTACCTGTGTAGGTACTTATGTACGTTGCCAGAACAGTAGTCAGCAAAGCCAGATCCTAGCTGCTGCCTTATGTAATCAATGGCTTCTATGCCGCCGTTATTGTAGTGATCTGGTTTAACAACAGGGTCGCTTGATATAGCCTTATCGCTGGGATGAAACAATCTACCCACGACAGGCTTGTGGTACCCTTTGGAGTTCTTGTCCCACTCAGCCGGTGTTGCATCATCAATACTCATGTTCTTCCTCCTCTAGATCGTCTTCAAATTTCTCTAGTCTGTTGATTAGTTTGTCCTCAAACCTATCCAGTATTTCTTCTGAAGTAATCTGAAGAGATTCAAGGAGATCGTCAGGATCGTAAAAACGCAACAGACGCTCCTTAATTTCTTCTAGTGTCAGAGACATAATCAACCAACTCCTTTAGTGTGTCTATAGTATACCATAAGATGTCGTGTTTGTCACACCATTCAGCCATAGTAAGTTTGGTACTTTTACTTACTTTCTGATTAGGCTTCATTAACACAAATATGAGTTCTTGCGTCCACGGTAGTGACTTAGAGACCGCTTTATACTTTTGCGTATCTCCTGCTCTAAAGTATCCTTTACACTCAATGAGGTAACCCCGTCCTCTGTTGTCTTCGTACACGAAGTCTGGGGTGTACTTACGTGGTATCTCGTAAGGCACTTGGAACGGTTCGTAGCTAAAGCCAAATGGTTGTAACTGCGTTGCGACATCTTTTTCAAACTCCGATCTAAAGCTACCTAGCTTGGATTTCCGTGACCTTCGGTTCATTGACCACCTCTGTTAAGTATCTTGGCCCACTTGAGTACAGGAATGTTCTTACGTTGGGCCAGCAAGTATGCTTGTAAGGACAGTACGAACAACCGACTGCGAGCTTTTGATTTCCACTTTTGCCATCTGGTACGGTCTCGTGGCAGTGCTCTGGTGCTTCCGGTTGCTCTACGAGCTTTTTTACTCTTTCAATGTGCTCCTCTATGTCGTAAGAAATCTTGTCGTAGATGGGAGCCTGAGTGTCCTCTGAGTCGTACATGAGGTACGTCAGGTGCCCGTTCTGCTTGTCCATTGCTAGCCATCCAAACTTTGTTTCTCCTTCGGAGTGTGCATAGCCTTTAATTTGAGCCACATATCCAAACGGATCATCCAAAGCGAGGCTGCCATCCTTGAATTTCCTAAACCCATAAGACGAAACAGATTTAACGTCAGTGACAATCCCGTCAATTTTGCAGTCCATAGAACCTTTGATGCCTGCGACTTCACATTGCTTTTGTTCATCGGTAACCTCGTGTCCTGATAGCCTAGTGAGAAACAACAGCATCTCCTCAATCAGATGCCCGTACATAAACTTGACGTACGTGTTAGGTGTCATCTCCTCTTGTACGTCAGGGTTGTTCACTGCGTTCCAGAGGTACCTGTCGTCTCTACCTATGTTAGACATACGTAGCTTCCGTCCGTCACGCTCCTCTGTGAACAGGTTAGTCATAAGACGCTTGCAGTTTTCCCCGAAGCGATCTACCTCTGCCTCTAGATCAACATCTTTGGGTACGTCTTTAGATGCGACTACCTCGTATATGTCGTCTATTAGTGTGTGTATGCTCATTTATGAGACTCCATTAGACCAGCAATGGCAGCTTCTGCCTCCTCTGGTGTGCATTTAAACCATTCACCCTTACGGTCAAAGGTCTTCTCTAGGTACGTGTGTGCCTCTGATTCAGCAGACCTACGGTTAGACACAGGCCAACTCTTGTACAGCGCGTAGTCTCTGAAGGGTGAAGACGTTTGATAGCCATTGAGTCTGTCCTCTGAGTCTACAGCCATTCCTACTTTCACCCAGTCTCTGAAGTTAGGGTTAGTGATGATGTATACCTGTCCTTCTTTGCTTAACTCGTACTTCGCTAGACTACTAAACGCTGCATCTTCAAAGGTCTTGTAGCGTCCGGGTTTAAACAAAGGATGACTCTTTGAAATATACTTACCGTTAACCCACATTCTTTCTGGGTTGTTGTTTGGGTTTTGTTCGTTGTTGTATTTTATTTTACAGTCTCTACATCTATGATCTAACCCGTCTTGAGATCTTCTGTTTTTATGAAACCCGTCTACATTTTTATATTCTTTACAGGCGCTACATTTTTTTGTTTGCATATCAGTGTGTCTCCGCCCATGTTGATCCAACTTTGTACTCTCCGTCGAGGGGACACTTGAGGTCGAATGATATACCAGACGCCTTGAGGCACTCGACTGCAAGCCAGCCGTACTTCTCTGCTTGCTCTGTAACCACTTCCGATTGTATTTCATCGTGTATGTTTCCTATGAACTTGTAGTCAATCTTGTGTTGCGTGGCGTAGTCGTCTAGAAGCACTAAGGCCTTCTTCATCACGATTGCACCAGCGGCCTGTAGTAGCGTGTTTAGTGCACTATGTTCTGACCTGACCCAGAGTTTTCTACCGTCGAGTCCGACAAGGTGGCCCCGCTGAGAAGCCTTTCCAACT